TTTTTGTTTTAATATTATTATTATAAAAAATTATTATCATTTCTAAGTTAAAATTTCTATATTTTAGTTTTTTTATAACACTATCTATATCATAATCGATATTATTTAAAAATATATAATATAATTTGAAATATAAATATAAATCTTCTTTTAATTTTAATAAATATTGATTGTTATATAAAAATTTTATAAAATAATAATAAGATTTTATATTTGTATTATTATTAAATTTTTTATTTAATTTATTTACATAATTATTTACTATTTTATCTATTATATCTATATAATTTTTATAATTATCGTAAAATAATATTATTATCAAGATTATATCGTCTGGATTTTTATATTTTTTTATTTTTTTATTATAATTACATTTGATTATATCATATAAATTATAATTACTATTATAAAGAATATTATAAAAATTATTATCTGTTAAATTTAAAAAAATTTTAATTTTAATAATTTTAGTATTTATATCTATATTATTATTAAGTATAAAACTATTGTCAAGTATTTGATGTAAATATTTATTTGTTTTTTTTAATATCAAATTAGTACTATATCTATTATAATTTTTTATAATATATTCTAAAATGTCGATATTAAATATTTTTGTTATTATTATCATAATGATTAAATTTTTAAATCTATTTATAAAAAAAAAATGATTTAAATTATATAAGAATATAATAAGATATATATACAAATGACCGTAATCCTCCCCAAGAACATCGACACTACTAAACTTAAGTATTCCGAAGTAAAACAAATGAAATCAGGAGCTAAATCAATTTATGTTAATTATGGTAATGAAAAACTTACTATTCAAACACCAGCACTTTATCTACCATATGGTGTAAGTCCTCCTTATTCAGAAAAAGAAAAAAAGGAAGACCTACCAGCTGATAAAGTAATTCCTGGTTCTTCTCTTGATATGTCTTTTAGAGGAATGGAAGAAAATAGTAAAATTAAAACTCTTTACGATAAACTGAAAGAAATTGAAAATAAGATTATCGATGATGCGTTTGAAAATCGACAGCTTTGGTTTAAAGATGATTTCGATGATAACAAAGCATTCTGTAAAAAACTATTTAGTCCAATGATTAAAGTAGATAAGGATCCTAATACTGGTAAAGAACTTGGTAAATATCCTCCTACATTTAAAGCAAAAATCCCATTCGATAGTAAAACAGAAGAATCAATCATGGATTGTTGTGATATGAGTAATAATGAACTTAATATTAACGAAGTTTTCAAGATGATGAAAGGTGCACGTGCTATTCTTATTATTCAACTAACAGGTCTATGGATGGCAGGTGGTAAATATGGATGTTCTTGGAAAGTATGTAGTGCTAAACTTCAACTATCACAAAATACTAAAGTATCATTTATTAAAGATAGTGATGAAGAGGATGTAGTAGAAGAAGAAGAAGAAGAAGAAGAAGATATTGTACCAGATATTCCTTTAGTTACTGAAAAAAAGAAAGTAGAAAAAAAAACTAAAAAAGAAGAAAACGTAGAAGAAGAGGAAGAAGAAGAGGAAGAAGAGGAAGAAGAAGATGATGAGGAAGAAGAAAGACCGGTTACACCACCTCCTGAACCTGAAATTCCTGTACCACAAGCTCCTAAGAAAAAAACAGCAAAAAAGAAACCTTAGATTATAACATTTTAATATAATTAATTAATTCATTTTTCTTATAACAACTAAATAAGTTATTTATTAATAAATATTTATTAAATTTATTATATAATTTATTTTTTTTTCTTTCAGGATTTACAATTTTTTTATAATAAATTAAATTTTTTTTTCTTAATATATCTTTTAATTTATATTCTATATCTATACAATATATCTCAACTTCACAATCAGGACTAGAGCAATATATATATCCGGTTTTCATAATTCATATAATATATTGTCTATCTTTTTTATATATTTTAATATGTATTCCCTATATTATATTCTATTTTTTTAAATTCACTGCTATCTGTAAAATATTCTTTGAAACTATCATTAATATATACTATACCATTATTATCTATTATTATTGCCTTAGTCGCATTTTTATTTACAATTATATCTTTAATATAAATATCACATTCTCTAATATAAAATTTATCATTTGACAATTTTATAGTATCATAATATACTAAATATCTATTATTTATTAATAATATATATCCTATATTTGTTGCTATTTTATAATTCAAAACCTTATTTATTTTAATATCATATCTACATTCCTCTTCACATAAATATTGTTCATAATTTAATATTTCCAATTCTTTTTTCTCTTCTAATAAATCATCATCATTACTATTATAATTATAAACATATATATTTTTTGTATTATTTACTAAAAAATATGATTTATCTGTAAATAAAGAATTCTCTAATAAAATTATATCGTCACAATACTCAATATCATTTAATTCAAAAAATTCCCATTTATCTTTTTTAATTTTTCCTGAATATATTTTTTTATTATCTATTGAAAATAATATTATATCTCCCTTTTTATTACATGTAATGTTTGTTATATTTTTATCCATCACAAATGATTTTTTAATATTTGTAAATTTATAAGGACCATTATATCCATCATAATTATTTAAACATTCATTAATACAACCATCTGTTTCTAATGTAATAGTATAATCATTTATATATAATATTCCTTTATTCGTTGATATATATATAAAATCATTTTTATCTGAATAAGCAATTTCATTTCCTTTATCTTCACTTATTAATTTCCATTGTTCTCCTAAATTTGTACTTATATATATATTTTTATTTACTCCAAATAATATTAATAAATATTTATTAATATTAAGTTCTATTAAATAAATTTTTCCCCATTCATTATTATTTGGTAAATTTTTAAAATACCATTTATCACCATTATTATATGTTATATATATTAGATTATCTTGATTTGATAATAATATCATTAATGAACCATTTTTAGAACAAGTGAAATTATTAATATAAATTTTTTTTTCATTTATTTTATGTAAAACCATATTAAATGGTTTTAAAGTACCATTATCTATTTTATCTTTGTCATATAAAAAATCTTCTGTTGTTATAATATTAAATATATCATCTTCAAATTTTTCTTTTGTTTTATTATAATTTATTTGATAATACAATGCGAAAATACAAAGTGAAAACAGTAAAATAATTATAATAATAATTGTTTTATCAAATAACATATCTATTTATATCTAATATATATTTTAATTATATATTATTATTAGTAAATGAGTAAAATAAGTAAAACAGGTACTTGTATTAGAAAAAAAATAAACTTTTCATTTCAAGATAAAAATCATAAAATTGATAAAAATAATTTTGATATTAAAAGTTTTGAATCTAATTTAAATATTGTATCTCCTAAAATTATAGAATTACTAAAAAATATTGAAAATTTAGACAAAAATGATATGAAAAATTTTAATAAAAAGTTTAAACATATTATTTATACTGATTTAAGAGATTCTTCAGCAGGTTCTAAAATGATTGCCGCGTCTATGATGACTAAAAAATTTAAAAATATATATGGAAAAACTCTTAAAATTAATGAAGATGAAATAAAAAAAAACAAAGACAATAACTTCGCATTATTATCAAGTGTACAAATTTATGATAAACCTTTTCCTGTTAAATTAAAAAAACATATTATTGAACTTTTTAATAATAGAGATAATAATATTAATGGTAATATCATTCGTTTTATTATTTTAGATTCTGGTTATAAAGAAGGTATTGATTTATTTGATGTTAAATATGTACATTTATTTGAACCATTAATTACAAATTCTGATGAAAAACAAGCAATTGGTAGAGGAACACGTTTTTGTGGTCAAAAAGGATTAAAATTTCATCCATCCTTAGGTTGGCCTTTACATGTTTATAAATATAATTTAATTAATATTGATAAAAAAATAGATTATCATCAACTATTTCTTAATAATAGTGATTTAGATTTAAAAAAATTAATTTTTGCTAAAGAATTAGAAAATATTAGTAAATATGGTTCTGTTGATTATGATTTAAATATTAATTTACATAAATATAAACAAATTAATACCGATTTATATAATGGTTACAAATTTTTAAATAATGATAGTAATAGTTTAGTAAGTAAAGTTAAAAACCCTTTATTAAACGGAGGTGGTATAAAAGGGAAAAGAAAACAAGATTTAAATTTAAATTTAATAAAATCACCAAGAAAAATATATGATTTTATAGAAATGCGTGATTATATTAAAGATAGATTTATGAAATTTAAATGGGATGATATCAAGTTTGAAAATAATTGTGAAGAAAAAAAAATAATAATTAAATCTATTAACAAAAAATATAAATCTTTAGGTGGTGAAAGTAAATCATTGCCAATGCCTGAAAAAAATAAACCACCTTCTTTAACACCAAAAGACGAAAGGTTAATAACTTTAACTCCTACACAAAATTTTGTTTCACATTTTTTCGATAATTCGTCGGCATATAAAGGTCTATTATTATGGCATAGTGTTGGTACTGGCAAAACTTGTTCGGCAATATCAGTTGCTACAAAAGGTTTTGAAGAACATGGATATACTATATTATGGGTAACAAGACATACATTAAAATCAGATATATGGAAAAATATGTTTAAACAAGTTTGTTCTTCTGTTATTAGAAGAAAAATAATAAATAATGAAAATATTCCTAAAAATATAACTAAAAATTATTTGAAATATTTATCAGATTCTTGGATAATGCCTATTAGTTACAAACAATTTTCTAATTTATTACAACAAAAAAATAGTATTTATAAAATTTTAAAAAAAAGAAATGGTGATGATATTCTTAAAAAAACCTTAGTTATTATTGATGAAGCACATAAATTATATTCAAGTGACTTAAAAACAAGTGAAAAACCTAATATTGAAATTATGAAAAATAAAATAGATTATTCATATAAAAATTCTGGAATAGATAGTGTTAAATTATTATTACTAACAGCTACACCTTACACTACTGACCCAATACATTTAATTAATTTAATTAATTTAATGAAAGAAAAAGATAAATTACCTGAAGATTTTGGTGAATTTACAGATGAATTTTTAGATAAAGAAACAGGTAAATTTACAGAAAAAGGCAGTAAAAAATATTTAGATAGCATAAGTGGTTATATTTCATATTTAAATAGAGAAAATGATGTGCGTAATTTTGCTTATCCTGTATTATATAATATTGATGTAGAAGTATCAAAAAAATCTAATGATATAAAACATTTTGAAGATGAATTAGATAAAGAAAATGAAAAATTAGAGAAAAATAATGAGAAATTAGAAAAAGCTGATAAAAAAGATAAAAAAACCATCAAAGAAGATATAAAAATAAACAAAAAAGTAATAAAAGAAATTAAAAAAGAAATTAAAAATTTAGAAAATAATGATATAAGTCAAGAAACTTTAATTGAAAAATGTTTTGAAAAAAAATAAAATATCATATAAATATTAGAAAGAATGACTCAAAATTTTATGGATAAAATGTTAGGGGGAGCTAAAAAAAAAGGTGGTAATACTGTTGATTTAAATAATCAAGAAATTATGAAAAATATTATGACTAAATTATCTGGAGGAGCTAAAAAAAAAGATAAGAAAAAAAAAGATACAGGTAAAAAAAAAACTAAAAAAGGTAAATATAAAGAATTTTTAGATAAAAAATATTCAAAAGAACAATTACTTAAAAAATGTAAAGAAATGAATATAAAAGTAACAACAAGAAAAAAAGGCAATATAAAACCTATAAAAAAAGAAACTTTAATTAATAAAATATTAAAATTAAAATTTAGTTAATTGTTTTCTTTTTGTATTTTGATTAAATATTACATTATTTTTATTTAATTCACTACCATGATAATTTACCCAATAACCTTTTTTATAATCTTTACCTTTTGTATCACAACTTTTTGGTGTTACTTCTCTCCCTCTTAATATATATATATCTTTTTCATAATCATAATCTAATGGCTTACTTATATCATCAATATATGTATAAGCAGAATTATAGATATTAGTTGTATAAATTGTATTTAATTCAGTTTTAAATTTTTGATGTTCGCACGATAGTTTATTAGCAATTTCTCTTAAATTATAATTGTAAACTGAATTTATATTAGGTAATTCGGGTTTATTTAAATTATACGGTTCGACGTAATTCATATTTTTATAATTATCGTAACCTACATATGAATATTCATTATATTCTTCAATAGAATTATTCATATTATTAATTATCTATATTATGTTTTTATAATTATTTTAGTGTATTTTTTTTATTAAAAAAATAAAATTATTATATTTATAATATATATATATTAAATATGATATATAATATAAATAATACTAATTACAAAAATATTGTTAATAAAATTATACCAAATAATAAAGTTATAATATATTATTATTCTAAAAAATGTCCTTTTTGTATTATGATAGAAGGATTAATTAGAGAAATTAAAAAAAAATATAAAGTCAGTGAAAAAATAATTATAACAGTCAATAGAGATAATTTAAAATATTTAGATGATACTATGAAAATTAATATGGTGCCTACATTTATTTATTACAATAAAGGTATAAATAAAAATGAATTTAATAAAAAAAGAGATTATAATAATATAATCAATTTTATTGAAAAAAGTTTAAAGTGATTTAAAGATTTAAAATATTAATTTATTTATTAACAACTATGGAAAATAATGACAATATTATTGATAATATATTAGATAATAATTTAGAACCAACTGAAGAAGAATTGGATATGTTAAAAGGACTTGTAAGCGAGTGGTTTAAACTCGATGATCAAATTAGAAAATTAAATACGGCTATTAAAGAAAGAAAAGTACACTTAAAAGCAATTAATGGTAAAATTGAGAAATTTATGTTTGATTACAAATTTAAAGATTTAAATACACAACATGGTAGAATTAAAGCAAATGAAAGAAAAATTAAAGTACCTGTTAAATTATCTGAAATTAAAACAAAAATATTAGAACTAAAAGATTTATCAGGTGAAGAACTACTAAATGAAATTTTTAATGACAGACCAACTGTTATCAAAAAAAATATTAGAAGAGTTATTCCAACGGTAAATTTACAAATTTAATCACTATCTTCACTCAATATTTTATCATATTCATAGTTTGTTGAATAATATACTTTTTCTATATTAAATTTATTAATATATTTTTGACAATTTATACACGGTTTAGAATATTTTAAAATATTATTATTATTATTATCATAACTATCTTGAGCAATTCTTACAATATATAGTTTAGAATATTTAAGAACCTCTTTATATTTATTTTTAATTGCCGTATTTATTGCTACAATTTCAGCATGAATACTGAAATTGTTTTTTGAATTAAAATTATAACTATTACAACCTGTTGCTATTATATTTTTTTTATATACAATTACTGCACCATGTTTTTGAAACATATTAGAATTACGAGCAATTTTAGCTGCTATATCAAAATAATATTTTTGATGTAATTTGCTATTATTAACATATCCTTCGTCAAAACATTCAAAATATTCAGACATATAAATAGATTTTTTGTTATATTCTTTTAATTTTTTTTTTATGTTTTTATATTCTTCATTTGTTTTTACATTTATAAGTGATTCCTTCAGTGCATTTAAAGTATCAACCATATTTTAATTTAAAATTTTATATTAAAATTGAATACATAATAATCATTTTTTTATTTTGTAAGAATAAAAATGATTATTTTTTATATAAAGTATGTATATATAAATGAATAGTGATTTTCTATATAACTTAGAGATTGATGAATTATGTCCCGTTTCTAAACAACCGGATTTAATTAAAACAAATTTAAAACCTCATCAATTAGCCTGTTTACAAAAAGCTAAGATAATGGAAACAACTGGCGGAGTTAGTTATAATATTAAATATAATAGTAATGAAAATATTACAAATTTATCAGAATCTTTAGTTCCTGATAAATATCTCATTAAAACTAATATTGGAATTATTGGAGATATTGTTGGATACGGTAAAACTTTAACAGCATTATCATTAATAGGAGATTGTAAATTAGATGATATATATATTAATAAAATTTATGATAAAAGTATAATTAGTAATGTTAATTATTCGTATTTTAGATATTCTACTTATAATAAAAAAATAAAAATAAATAATTCTATGATTAATTCATCATTAGTTATTGTTCCTAGAGGACCAGTTTATGTACAATGGTTAAGAACTATAAAGGAAGATACTAAATTAAAATATTTAGCTATTGAAAATTTAAATTTTATCAAAAAAAATTTACCTAATTATGATGATATTAAAAATAACGAACAATGTTTAATAAACTATTTTGATAAATATGATATCGTATTAATTAAAAATACAACATTAAATGTTTTAATCGATTATTATAATAATATTTTTCCTGAAAATGAACATTATGACTTTAATTTAATCAAAAATTTATATAGATGGAAACGTATTATTATAGATGAAGCACACGATATTTCTAAATCTATTCCATTATTACATTATTATTATTTGTGGTTAATTTCTGGAACTTATAAAGAAATTATTAATACTATTAGAACTCCAAATAGTTTATTATGGGATGTTAGAAATATATTTAATGATACAAAAAATATTAAATTAATGCTCATTAAATGTAAAAGAGAATTTGTTAGAAGTAGTTTTAAAATACCTATTCCTGAAGAAAAATACTATTTATGTAAAATGCCTATTCATTTTCATACTATTAAAGATTATGTATCTGCTAATATTTTAGAAAAATTAAATGCGGATGATATTGAAGGTGCTATTAAAGATTTAGGAGGTAAAACAGATACTCAAGACAATATTGTAAATTTAATTACAAATGATATGAAGATTGAATTAGAAAATAAAAAAAAGGAATTAGAATACGTATATAATCTTGTTTTACCAGAAGATAATAAAAGAAATAAAATTTCTAAAATTGAAAATGATATTGAACTTATTAATAATAAATTAATTAATTTAACTAATAGAATTTCTGAATTATCTAAAAAAACTTGTGCTATATGTACAGAATATATTACTGACCCTATATTACTAAAATGTACTCACGCTTATTGTGCTATATGTTTATTTAATTGGATTAAAAATAAATCTACATGTCCAGAATGTAGAGATAATATTAATAGTGATGAATTAATAGCTATAACAGATAATGTAAATAATTCTTGTAAAAAAGAAAATAATATTTTAAATAAAATTGAAACTTTACTTAATATAATTAATAATAAACCTAACGGTAAATTCTTATTATTTAGTAAATTTGATAAAGTTTTCTTTGATATTATTGAAAAATTAAATTCTAATAATATTACATATGCAGAACTTAAAGGTAATACAAGTCACATGATGAATATTCTAAATGATTTCAAGAATTCTAAAATTAAAGTTATTCTTCTTAATACATTTCATGCTGGTTCTGGAATTGATATTAGTTATGCTACTGATGTTATTATATTTCATTCGATGGGTCTTTATAAAAATCAAGCTGTTGGAAGAGCACAACGCGTAGGTAGAATAGATAAATTAACTATCCATAATTTATGTTATGAACAAGAAATGCCTTAAATATATATAAGAATTATTTTAATATTAAAACTATAATGGAAACAGAAAATAAAGAAGTACAAAAAAAAGTAGTAGCTTTAGCTTTTCAAGGACAAAATTTTTCGTCTAAATTTTTATTATGTTGGACAAATACTTTAACATTTTTATGGCAAAGCGGTCAATATGAATTTTTAATTGCTTGTGGTGATAACCCTTCTATTTATCATTCAAGACTAAGAACTCTTGGATTAAATAATGAAATCCAAACCCCTTTTAATGGTACTAAATTTGATTATTGGATTACTATTGATAATAATATGTTATTTACACCTCAACAACTTATTGATTTAATTTCTTCACTTGAAGACCACCCTGTTGTATCAGCTTTATATAAAGCTGAAGATACTGTTAATTATTTAGCTGTTAAAAAACTTGATAATGAATATTATTCAAAAAATGGTTCATTCCAATTTTTAACACAAGAAGATATTGATAATTGGAAAAAAGAAACTGATAGTAAATATTTGCCAATTGAATTTACTAATTTATCCTTTTTTGGATTACGTTATGAAGTTTTAGAAAAACTTAAATACCCTTATTTTAATGGTGATATTCTAACTATTAAAAAAGATGAATCAAGTGAATATAAAATTGTAACAGGCGAAGATTATAATTTATGTAAAAATATTAGAGATGCGGGATTTACAATTATGCTTAATACAGAATTAAGACTTGGTAATTCTGTTAATATTGTAATTTAAAAAAAATGATTTATTTTTTATATTTTTAATTTATATTAAAATGGTAAATATATGCTTTGATAATAATTGTTTTGACACTAATGTATATACAAAATATTATTATAATTATTTAAAAGATTTTTATTATAATTTGTATCCTTATATAAAAGATTATAATAATAATTTAAATTATATT